GACGCGCATGTCGTCAGGGCCGATTGATGATCGGAAGGGCTCCGCCCCTCCGGAACCTCTCCGGAAGCCACCCCCCCGTAGGGACGCCATATATGGCGTCCGCGGCATACATGTCGCCGCCACGGACGCCATGCCCGACAACGACGAATGGCCTCCCGTCACTCCACCGGCGTCGCCACGCTGATATTAAACTCCGTTTCCAGCACCTTCCCGTCCCCGGGCCGCGCCCATTGCACCGGCAGGGCCTTGTCCGTGCCCGTGACATTGCCGTACACCATCGTCCATGCGATCTCCCCCGCGTGCTGAAGCAGCGCCGCGCCGTCGCTTGCCGTGTCCGGCAGATAGCGCGTAATCGCCCCGTCCATCGCCACGCTGCCACGGGTGAAGCGCACCGTCCTGCCGTTGTGGGTGAACGACGATCCGGTGCTCACCGTTTCCGACTCCTCCGACTCGCTGCCCGCGTCCTCGTCAATCCATCTGTCGTCGATGTCCATGCTCCCCCCGTCCGCGGAGGCCGTGATGTAGCAGATCGCATTCCCCCTCGGCGCCAGCGCAATGCACCCGCCCGAGAAGTGCGTCTCCCGGTGGCGGCTGCCGCCCTCCGACGCCACCGCCACGCCCCGGGTGGAGTACCGGATGGGCTGGGCTATGCCGCAGTTCAGGTCGCTGGTGGCCGTATAGATGGGGATTTCGTCCGGGTCGTCGAAGTAGATGTTGGCTGTACCCATATAAAGAAAAGTCTCATGCACGATATGGCCATCCGGGTATTTGAGGTACTCTTCGTGGCGTTCGTACTCCGTCATTATTTCTTCTTTTTCCCAGGATGAGGGATAGTTGATATAGAAGGTGATCGGCGCGTCTGCGCTGCCTGTATTTCTGCTGTCGATGAATTCAAGGCGCTGCCTGTATTGCACGTTTTCGTTAAAAGTCTCGCCCTCGACAATATTGAAGACGTCAATAGTCACATTCCACAGGATTCCGTCTCGGACCATTATGTGGAAGTTCGCAACATATCCCCTTTCAATGCAGTTGTTATACGTCCGTTCCACTTCCGCTGTCCTAAAATGCACTTCTGGACTCACGTTAACCCCGGCTTCTCCGATCAGGAATTTCAGCGCCGCTTCCCAGTCGCCGACGTGCTTCACCGTAATTGGAGATCCCTCCGGCTCCTCCCGCTTCACCACGGCATAATCGTCCAGCTTCTTCACCGGAAACTCCAGCTCCTGATAGGGAATCATGCCGTTCTTCAGCCCGTCCCACACCTGCCCGGACTTCAAACGCGCCTGCACCCCGATGCCCGCATACTCGATGGTCTCACCCATCATGTAGCTGGCCTTGTCCGGAGGCTTCACCACCGCGATCTGACTGGGCAGCACCGTCTTCACCAAATGCGGAGGCTTCTCGTCGCCTCCGCCGCCTCCGCCGCCGCCCTCGTCCGGCCTGTACGGGTCCTTCGGCTCCGGCTCCTCCCGAACCTCCACGTCCTCGTCCGTGTCCGGGTCCTTGCCGAAAATGTGATCCGGTTCCACCCCCACGCTCACCTTGTTATACCCGTACTTCCCCTCCTTCGCCGCGCTGAAGGTTCCGTTATCGTTGAACCTGTCCTGCGTCAGCGGCACGGCGTTGGGGTTGATCCACCTGCTCGTCACGCCCATCCGTTCCACCTCACCTGTAGCTCAGATAGCCATTTTCGTCCAGCGTCACCGTCACCTGCCGCCCGTCCTTGTCCAGCCCCGTGACGCTGTCGCCCACCTTGCTCACCTTCACCACCGCCGGTTCGATGGCCGTCCATGGCTCCGGGAAGAAGTCGCCGTTCTTGCTGAACTTCGTGCGCACCTTGGGATAGGGCGCGCAGGGCACCTCCACCTCGGCCCCGCCCTCGGGCATCACGCCCGCCACCTTCTCGTCCAGGGCGCGGTAGATGGTGTTCTCGCCGTCCTCCGTGCGGTCGATCCACAGCGACTGCACCTCGTACTCATGCCCCACCGGCAGGCTCAGCGCCCGCTGGCCCAGCGTGGTCTTGCCGTAGGTGTACACCATGTTGAGCTGCGCCAGCGCCAGCTCCTCGGCCCCCACCAGCTTGATGGACGAGCGCGCCTGCACCCCGAACCGGAAGTCGCAGCGCGTCACCACGCCCCCCGCCATGCGGTTCTTGTCGATGTACGCCCGAAGGTACTGCCCCGGCATGTACAGCCCGTTGTTCACGCAGTCCAAATCCACCTCCATGCGGTTGAACAGCGTGTCCCCCATGCGCGCCAAAAGCCCGGACACATTGTCCGGGCCGATGATTCCCATGTCCTTCAGCTTCGCCACGTTGGGCGGCGCGTTCTGCGGAACGTCCGGGTTGCCGATCTGCATCTCCTGGGTGGTGATGAGGTAATAGTTCCCCTCGCCCACCTCGATGTACTTCTGCTCCCGGTCCTCCGGCTTCTCTTCCACCTTCGTGTACTCCGTAGCCACCGCCCACACGCCGGTCACGTAGTCCTTAAACGTCAGCTTCGGTTTATAAAAGGTCTGCGCCGCCGGCGCCGTCATCTCCCCGTCCCGGGGGATGGGCATGATGCCCAGCGCCTCGCCGAAGAAGTCCTTCACATACCCGCCGATGGCGTACAGCACCCACTGCAGACGCTCCCGCGCCTTCTGCTCCGGGAAGTACCCCTTCAGCGACGTGTTCTGGAACGCCGCGTCGATCTCATACTCCCCGATGTTGTAGAAGTACCCGCCCCACATCGTGGTGAACGTCTCCCGCAGGATGTCCTCCAGCGGCGTCGCCGTCTCGTACATCACCTCGGGCAGCATCATGTTCTCCAGCATTGCCACCCGGCTCTGCGCCCGCACCCGCACCGATTCCAGCTCCACGCGCTCCGCGTACACGATCCGGTACATCGCCCACAGCCCGTCCAGATCGTCGTACAGATACGCCAGCTCCCCGTAGGGGATCACGTCGCTGGTCACGATGTCCGCCTGAAATTCAGATACCGGGATGCTCCCGCCCGTGATGTCGATCTCCGGCGCGAAGGCCAGCGCCTTGATCTGCGTGTATTTCGTCTCGGAGATGATGATGTACATCCGCGCCGCCTCCCTCTAAATCATTCGTAAATGATTTCAAGCCCATAGGCTCTGGCAGCCTCGTGCTCGATCCTGCATCCACGCGCACTCTCCCAGCCCGCGCAGAAATACGCGGCATTGCAAAGCGACATGTTGGTCAACGATTCTGCAAGGAAACACAGAGGGATGTTCTCAACCCCTCGTTCCTTCATCGCCTCACTGCTGTACCATTCGTCAGTGAACAGCGTGTTCACGACGGCATACCCCATCTTTTCAAGGGCTTTCATCGCCCGCTCTCGCGTTGCAATGATCTCCTGTTCCGTCTTGCCCGCCATGGGTTGAGAAATCATAGCTTTCATCTGCTTTATCCTCCTTATTCGTCAATACCGCTTCGTGTCTCCGTCGTCAAACGACACCGGCTCCCAGCCCTCGCTGGTATACTCGTACATGTCGTCCACCTCCACCGTCTGCGACTCCGGCAGCACCGACGCCCCGCCGTAGGCGATGGCATCCTCCAGCGTCTGCGACTTCGACGGATGGTTCGCCAGCACCGTGAACCGTATGCCCTTCCAGTAGGCCGAACCGTCCGCAAGCTGCACATACACGTCAGACACCTGCTGCACCCGCCCGGTGATCTCGATGGTGCCCGAGTTGTACGGAAACACAAATGTGTGCCCCGCCACCGGCTGCGTCAGCAGCTCGTAGATCGTATTAAACAGCGCCTGCCCCTCCGCGTCCGGCGGGTACACCATCGTCACCTCGTACTGCATGTATGTGCCCAGCACGTCGTTGAACCAGCTCCGGTCCAGCAGCGCCCCGCTGATGTCGCTGGGCCGTATCTCCGCCACCCGGCTGATGTCGCAGGGCACCTCCCATACGTTGCTGTCAATCGACCACATCTCACCGCACCCCCGTCACCAGCTTCGGCCCAACCCGCTGCGCCTCCGCCTCGTTCATCCTGTAGATCGCCCGCCCCAACACCGTGTCGTCCGCCAGCCTCACCGTGATCTCGATGGGGCGGGTGTCCGTGCGGGGGACGATGATCTCCTGACCACCCTGCCCGCCGAAGCGACCGCTGATGCCCTGGATCGGGGTGACGATGGCCCGCCCGTTGCTCACGCGCAGGTACTCGGGGCGATACTCTCCGACGATGCCGCCCTGGCCCTCGCCGATGATGCCGCCCTTGGCAAAGCCTCGGGTCGTTCGCCACCTGTATTCATCTTTTGAGGTATTTCCATTTCTGGCGTTCATTTCGCCTTCAACGCCAACAAGGTTGTTGAAGGCATCGATGACGTCTTGAATCCACTGTTTAATGGTGTTCACCGCGTTTTCGATGCCGCTTTTCACGCCATTGAACGCCGAGACAAATTTCTCCTTGAACTGTCCGACTGTTCTCCACGCATTTCTCAAGCCTCTTCCGATGGCTGAAAGAATCGGCTCTATGAAGTCCCACGCGGCTCCGCATGCGTCCTGAATGGCCTCCCAGGCCGTGCCAATCGCATCTTTGAAGCCATTCCACAGCTCTTCCAGCGTCGGCAGGTTCTCGGTAACCCATGTGGATACGGCATTCCACGCGGTCTCAAGGACAGGCCCCCAGAAGTCCGCTATGGATTGCCAGGCCAACATCACCTCGCCCGCGAAATTCTGCCAGTATTCGATAATACCCGGCAGATTCTCATTGACCCACGTGGTTATAAGGTTCCAGGCGGTCTCAAGAATAGGCCCCCAGTAGTCCGCTATGGCCTGCCATGCATCATGGACGTTGGTTTTGAACTCGTCCCACTTCTCCTTGATCGCGGGCATGTTGTCGGTCAACCACTGTTTCAGAGCGTTAAAAGTCGGCTCCAGCGTGCTCTCCCAGAACCCCTGAATGGCCGACCACGCCGCGTTGACCTTGTCCCTGAACTCATCGTTGGTGTTGTACAGGTTAATCAGCCAGCCGATCACTCCGCCCAGCACCGTAATGAACGCAAAAAACGGGTGTGCAGCGATTGCCGCAAACAGATTCCCTATATTGCTGATCAGCCCGGAGATCTTCTGTCCGATTCCCAGCGCCACGATGGCGCCGACGACGCCCGAAACAATCGGCAGGATCGTGCCCGCGTTCTCCTGTATAAACTGCACCACGCCCCCGATTGCGTCCCGGACGTTGTTGACAAAGTCCTGTACCCCCTGCAACGCCTTGCCCAGGTCTTCTCTGGAAATGAAATCCTCGCCGAACAGCCCGTTGAGCATCTTGGCCCCGCTGTACAGGGCGTTTTGCAGCAGGTCTGTAATGGCCCTGGGAAGCGCAGCAGCCGCCGCCTGGAGCATCTGAGGAATGGCCTGGACCACGCTGCCGATGAGCGACCCCACCGCCTGCAGCAGCGACGGCAGCACATCCGCCATAAGCCCCGGCAGCTCCTGGCTGATGACGGGGGCGAGCTGGCGAATCATCGTTCCGAGACCTTTGAGGGCGTTTTTCACGACGGGCGCAATGTTTTTGACGACGTTTTTTGCCGCCTTGACGAAATTATTCAAAGCCTTCTCGATGCCCTTGCCTTTGCCCATTGCCACCAGCAGGTTTTCCCATGCGCCCTTCGCGGCAGCCAAAGAACCCTGTATCGTCTCAGAGGCCTCCTTCGCGGTCGTGCCGGTGATTCCCATGTTGTCCTGTACTATGTGGATAGCCTGCACCATGTCGGCGAACGACAGCGTTAACTCACCGCTTGAATCACGTGTGGCCTTGAACGTCCCGTCCAGCTTCTCGGCGTCCTGAATCAGCCTCGCGGCCTCCTCCTTGGTTCCGCCATAGCCCAGCTTCAGGTTGTCCAGCATGGTGTAGTTTTGTTTGGCAAAACCCTGATAGGCATTTTGGATGGCAGACATGTCCGTGCCCATTTTGTTGGCGTTGTCGGCCATGTCAATGATGGCCTGATTCGCCATGTCCGCCGCCTGCCTGGTGTTCCCACCCAGAGCCTGAATCAGCGACGCTGAAAAGGATGTCACGGTCTCCATGTATTGATTCGCAGAGAGTCCAGCCGTTTGATAGGCCTCGTCCGCGTACTTCTTGACGCGATCCGCAGCCCCCTTGAACAGCGTATCGATGCCTCCCTCAAGCTGTTCGTTGTCGGCAAAAGCGCTGACTATGCTCTTGACAGTCCCGGACGCAGCATCTGCCAACCGCTTGAATCCATCAATGGCGACCTCGATCCCTTTGGTGATGAGGTTTGCTTTCAGCACGCTGGCAAACGTGCTGCTCTGCTTCTCCGCCGAACCGAGTCCTCGCTCATATTCTCCGGAATCCAGCCCTAATGTCGCCTTCAACGCGAACACGTCCATTATGCCTCACCTCCTATCCTGAGTCCTGCCCGCTTGATGACCTCCGCGGCAATTTCGTCCCCGGTTTTGTCGCTGCTCTTCTGGTCATACTGTTCAATCCATCTGCAAGTCATGCTGATTCCGCCGCCGAATGCCTTGCGGAAGTTCTCCAGCATCCCGTACAGCGCGTCCGTAACGTATGCCCTGTACCTGCGCTCATCCCACTGCTTCTCAAGCTCATCTTTGCACAGCTCTACGATGTAGCTCGCGCCCAGCTCATCCAGCAGATTGAGGTCTACGCTCCGACATCCGCGGAACCACGCACAAGCCCCAGCTTCTGCAATGACAGAAAAAAACCGATCACCTCCGGGCTGTCGATCATTTCTGTTGCAGCTGCCAGGAACTCGGTCATTGCATGATTCTCCAGGTCATCCGGTTCCACGAAACACAGCAGGCCCAGCAGTTCAGCGGTCTCGTCCGGGTGCTCCTCCATGATCGCGTCCAACATTGCGTGAATGTTGGCGTTGATCTGCGCCTCCGTCATGGCTTTCCGCTCTTCCTCGGTTGCATCCGCCGGAATGTTCGGCATGCGCTTTCGAATGTTGATGATGTCCGTGAGTTTCAGCCAGCCTTCGACACTATGCCGGATTTTGTTGGTCTGCCGCAGGAACTCCCTCGGATTGCAGTTTGCAAGTGTTTTCATGTGCTTCAGTCCTCCTTAACGTCAAACGGGCGGCATCCCGCCGCCCGTCAAATCCTCAGGTCCCCGAGTTCACATACGCCTCAAACGGCACCTCGTCCATGTTCTCCAGGTCATAATGCCCGTGGAACTCCACCGAGAACGCGCCCTTGCCGTCCTTGGTGGTCTGCCAGGAAAAGCCCGCCGTGTTCAGCGCGTTCTTGATGTGCACCGCCACGAAGCCGCCGCTGTTGCCGTAGTCGCCCACGACCCATACGTCCTTGAAATCCGCGTCCGTCAGCTCCATCCGGGGGATGATGGCCCCGCTCTGGGCGTCCACGTCCGCCGCGCCGATCATGTCCTTCAGCAGCGCCCCGGTCACCGACTTGAACGTCGCCGACACCGTCGGGTCATAGCTCTTGATCCGCTTGAGCTGCTTCGAGTTGGGCGGCACGTTGTCGATATCCTCCCCGAAGTCCTCATACTCCGGGTTCAGGCTCACGGAAAAGCCGCCGTCCGTGGCCCCCATGATCCCGCTGATCGTCCCCGTCGCCGGGGTGAAGGAACTCGCAATCAGCCCCGCGTTGATCTGTATCTGATTCCACGTCCCGTCCGGAATCCTCGTATACTCCATCTCTCATGCTCCTTTCGCCGCCATTATGGCATGATTGCCTGCAGCGTCATATTCAGATAGACGCAATGCAGCGTCACATCTCCCGGGTACGGCATCAGCTGCGCAAAGGGCGTGCCCTTGCCGATCACCACGCACCCGTGCTCGGTCTTGACCAGCGCGCCCTCGCCGATGGCCGCCCCGATGGCGTCCGCCACCGCCAGCACGCCCGCCCTGGACGCCGCCCTGTCCCACACCCGGGCGTAGAACGTCGCCGTGTCCCGCCAGGCCGGGATCGCCATTCGCACCGTGATGTACGGCGGCGTCACCGTCCCCGGCACACCGTCCTCCGGATATACCGGAAGATCGAACTGCCCGAAGAAGCTGTACAGCGCCTCCACCGCCTCCGTCATGGTATGTCCCACCTCTCACAGCTCGCCTTTGCGATTTGCAGCGACGCCATCTCCGGCGCCTCCGCGTCCGTCGTGGACGACGTGCACCGGAACGTCAGCCCGTCCGACTCACGCCTGAACACGTCGTCCCGCCTCAGCACCTCCGCCTTCGGCACGACCACCGTGTACTGCTCCCGGATGCCCTGCCTTTCCGCCACCCGTATCTCCGGGCTGGCGTCCTTCCGCAGGTACGCCATGAACCCCGCGCCCGCCGTGTACCGCTCCACCGGCCCCAGCTTCGTCTGCTCCGTGCTTCGGTCCATCCGCACGCACGCCGTCATCATGGGCGTCAGCATGTCCCCTATACCACCGGCCAATAAGCTCATCGTATCTTCCTCCACTGGTTCAGTCTGGATTTATACGCGCTCTGCCAGGCCGCCCCGGAGGCCCCGCCCCCGTTCGCGCCCGCCGCCTTGGTATAGCTGTATACCCCGATGATGTTCTCGCTCTGGTAGGGGCTGGACATCGCCGCGCCATACTGCGCGTCCCACGCCCCGATCTCCCCCGCCAGCAGCACGAACGCCCGCGGTATCCGCATCGCCCATATCTCGCCCTCAAAGGTCTCGTCCGTCAGCGCAAGCGCCTGCGCTTCGCCGCCGCCTTCGCCGCCCTCGCCGCCTTCGTCGTTCTCGCCGCCTTCGCCGCCGCCGGTGCTTTCCGCCGGGTACTGATACACCCCGTCGTTCAGCGCGCTCCCGACGATCCGGAAGTACTGCCCGGGCACGAGAAAGGGCAGGTCAATCGACCCGCCCTCGATGGTGAACGTGCCCCGGTGGATGTCCTCGGCTTTCGTAAACCAGTTGTGGATGTGCGCGCAGATTTCATCCATCATGGTCGTCACGCCCCATCATCCTCTCGTCA